CTGTGCGGGCACGCTAGCAGGCCTAGGACATCGAGCTGGTGGGCGATCCGCCAATGCGCTGGGCCAGGGCCTTGGAGGGCTGAGGTGGCGCTGAGGGCGGTCCACAGGTGGGCGTGAAGGCGGGTGTTTTACTTTTTGCATAGTGCCTTGAACTTCTTGCTAGTTGTATCTCTAACGCGCGTGTGGCGAATTGGGCAGCCCATGAGAAAGCGCAAACCGACACCGCTCGAATGGCAAGCCCTCCACCGCCTGATGGCGCTGCACACTGAGACAACGCACGCACTCGCAAATATGCTGGGCGAGTTCATCTCGGTTTTGTGGGTCGATCGGCTGACTCGGATCACGTACTGGCCGCTCAGAATCACTCTTGAGGACACGGCCTGGGAAATTGATCGAGTTCGGTATCGAGATCTTTTTTCGCAGAACGGTCCGGAGCACGCGCTCGCTCGGGACATCATCTTGAAAACGCTCAACGATCGGCGACCGACTATGCCAGAAGGAGGCTTTGAAACTGGCGAGCCCGGCAACGGCTCGCATTTGCAAAAACTGATCGAAGAGCTGAAGAGCGGTAGCTTCATCGATCGTGCGACAGGTCGGACACGCCCAGACTCATCGGTCGAGCGCGGCGCATGAGCAATGTAATCAAGATCGACCAGCATTGGATCACGGCGCTTTGTCACGATAAGAAAGAGGGGTTACAGAAGATCCGCTCCAACGCGCGCCTGCTCATCACGCACGGCAAGCTAGCTGGACACCTGGCGTTTGACGAATTTTCGGATCGCACGTTTTGGCTCAAGTCTCCGCCGAACATTTCGGGATTTCCGGCCCCTCTAGCCGGCGAAGAGTTTAGCGACGTGGACCACGTTGACTATGTGCAAAACTTTCTAGCAAAGCACGAGCTGCAATTCCCATGCGTGTTCCCTGATACGATGCTCTACACGGCTTGCATGTCCGCGGCTCGCATGAACCGAGTCAACCCGCTACGCTCGTATTTGCGTGGACTCACGTGGGACCGGAAGCCGCGCCTAGGGACGATGATGGCCGACTTATTCGGGGCTCAGCACAGTCGTTACGTATCGAAGATCGCAATCTGGTGGATGGTGTCCGCCGTCGCGCGGGTCATCCAACCGGGTTGCCAAGCGGACTACATGTTGATTTTGCAGGGCGCTCAGGGTCTACGCAAATCGACCGCGCTGCAAACGCTTTGCGGTGCTGAATACTTCATCGACAAGATCGGAAACGTCGAAGGCAAGGACGCAGCGATCGCGTTGGTCGGCAAATGGATAATCGAAGAAGGCGAGCTTGACTCGATGGTTCGCTCCGAGCTGACAGCCTTCAAGGGCTTCGTTACTCGCAAGGTAGACGATTATCGACCGCCCTACGGCCGCGGAAACATCAAGCGCCCGCGTACATGCGTGTTTGCCGCGACCACTAACGGCGAGAAGATTTTCACCGACCCCACAGGCAACAGACGCTACTGGCCTGTGACCTGCGGCGCTGAGATCAAGGTCGAGCAAATAGAGAAGCTGCGTGACCAATTGTGGGGAGAAGCCGTCTCACTGTTCGAGGGTGGCGAGCAGTGGCACCCCACCAAGGAGATGGTGCAGGAGGTACAGGACCAGCAGGAGGAACGTTACGACGCTGACGTATGGGAGAACCAAATCGCGAGCATCATCGACACTTGGGAGTCGGCGTCGAGCAAGGTCGATTTCACTGTTGGGGAGGTACTTAATTCGATCGGCGTGCAACCCGCGCAGCAGACTCGCCAAATGAGTACGCGCGTCGGAATATCGCTCACACGGCTAGGTTACACGTCGGACGGTCGCCGTCTGATAGGTGGGAAGAAATTTGCAGTCTACAAACTCAAGGACAGGCTCCCCATGCGCGAGCCAGGCGAGGACGACGTATGACCACTGAGCTATGCAAATGCGGAAGAGGCGCAACGGTTGAGCGCTGCCCATGCGATGATACATGCGTCGATTGTCAGCGTTTGCTCACTGAGTGCAGCTGCCCTTGCGAGTACTGTGGGCGCGTCGCGAACAACTGCATCTGCGACCAGGGGCACGACGAGCCGGAGCTGTTCGGATGACCGCGGAACGTGTCGCTCTGAGCATCGGGGTCGGCGTGGTAGTGCTGCTGCTGCTGCGCCTGTTCGTCATGCCGAGGGGCCTATGATGCCGAGGCGAATAGCTAACCCGTCGCGACCTGCGCGTTTCACTGGACGCAGTGCCGAGGCTGAGGCGTTGCAAGTGTTCGCCAACGGCTTGCGCGCTGCGCTCGGGCTGTGCCCGTTGTATGGTGCGGACCCGGAGACAGACTACCGAGTGGAGATGCCGGAACCGACGAGCCCGCGCCGACCGATGCGCATTGGTATTACTGGCGTGCATGAGACGCGGCCGCACGAGCCGCATGTGTCAAAGGACCTGGCGAGCGCGATTGACCGACAGATTAGGCGCGACCGGTACTACGCTCGCGCGCGTGTTAACCTGAGCGAGAGGCAAGATGATGAGTGATCCAAGTTTTGCAGAGGCGTCCGAGAAAGCTATCGACCACATCGCTAACGGCGTGAAAATAGTGACCGACGCAGCGCAGAAGATAGCGCCACACGCATGGGATATTGCGGTCGCGCAGCAGAAGAGCGAGGGTATAGCGAACCTAGCGGCGTGCGCAATAACGTTAGCTGCTATCTGGATTTGCGGCGTGCTATTCGTGCGCATGATGCAGAAGGCAATGATTGACGAAGAGTTGCTGTGGTTTCGTGCACTGGTTTACGGGGTCGCCGCGATGCTTTCGCTGGCAGCGGTACTGAACTGGGGGAAGACGGGCGCGCAACAATTGGCCAACCCGCAGTATTATGCGGCCGCGGCGCTGCTTTCGGCGGTTAAGTGAGCCAAGCATGGCTAAGCAACCTGAGCGACTGAAGTGCTGGCGAGTCGGTGAATTGTTGGTGAACGAGGAGGAATGCGAAAAACCGCATGCGTTCTTTTTCGTAGACCGCGACATGGCGGAGGCTTGGGCGACGTTCAAAAACTTGAACGTGAGCGAGGACGTAATCACGGACCCGCAAACGATTGCGTACTACACAGGCCCGCGTCATCGTCAGGATGCGCTGGAATATTTCCTGAAGGTCGGGCTGTTCGACGACGATGCGACGAGGCGCGCGAAGGAGGCGAACCGCCCGTACCTCATCACGCGCGAGGATGTGTTGGCTGGTCGGGTGCGCGTGTGAGTAAACCGCGAACCGCCAAGCCGCGCGCTCGCAAGGGCGCGAAGCCGAAGGCGCGCCGAGCTGGCTCAATGCTGCTCGAATCGCATGCGCTCGCTTGGGAGTTCGCGTTTGAGCGCGCGGCGGACCTAGACAGCGTTCGGCTGTACGGTGACGGCTCGGCGTGGATCGAGTTGGAGGGCAACCGGGACGAGCCGCCGCTAGGGCCATGCGAGGTTTACGTGCCGCAGCTGCCGGAGAAACTGGCGTGGATAAATTCCGAGCTCGACGCTGCCGGCTGGCCTCCGATGTCCGAGTGGTGGAAGAAGCGGCTTGCTCGGTTCTACTTCGCAAACTGGGTGATGCGCGAGCGCTTGCTCAGTCCGCGCAAGCAGCGCCGCGCGTGCGTGTGGCGCGTTGGGAGACGCGGCGGCAAGAGCACGACCATCTGCCGCGTTGCGGTTTTCGAATGCGTGTTCGGTGACCACGACGTGCCGCCCGGCGACACGGGCGTCTACGCGATCATCAGCGCCGAGCGACCGCAAGCGAAAGAGCGAGTGGTAACCATCAAGGCGATCTGCGACGTGATCGGCGTGGACGGCAAGCCGATGGCCGAGTCGTTCGAGTTCAGCAAAATGAACCGTGCGATCCGTTGCTTCACGGCTTCGATCACGAGCGTTGTTTCGTTCACGTGTATCGGCGCGATGTGCGACGAAATGGCGATTTGGAGAGACGAGAAGGAGGGCACGAACCCGGCCGCGGACATCATCCGCAGTCTGAAGCCGACCACAGCCACGATGCGCAACGCGGTGATTCACTACGTCAGCGCGCCATGGTCGACGCTGGACGAGCATCACAAGATGTTCGAGCTTGGGCAGACCGCCGCTCAGCTCGCGTTCTATGCGCCGACTTGGGTGGCGAACGACAATTTTATCAGCGAGGAAGAGACGCACTTGCTCGAGCCCGACGCGCCGAGCTGGGCACGCGCGTACAAGGCTGTACCGCTCGCGAGCGACGAGACGAAGTTCTTCAGTGCTATGTTGATTGAGCAGGCAGTGAAATTCGGCCACGATTGGTCAGACGTTGAAATAGGAGAAGAGGCATCATGAGCACCGAGACGCAAAAACACGACGACGCCCCCAAGCTGAGCAAGAAAGAGCAGCGCATCGCGAAGGCAAAGCAACGCATCGCTGACTGGAAAGACGAGGACAAGCCAGAGGATATCGTGAGCGGGCTCGCGTACCGCGCGCACCTGGCCGGCGTGCTGCGTGACCTCGGCCACGAGAACCCGGAAGACTTGCTCGTGGAGGCCGTTGACCGGCGCATTGCCTGTGGGCTCGAAGAACTCGACCTGACCGGGCTCGCGTTCTCCGGCAAGCTGCTTACCGCGATCGAAGCGTCGAAAGCCGAGGTAGCGGACCGAACGACGGCGAACGCGGAAGAAGCGAAAGCCGAGGCCGCCAAGCGCGCGCTCGAAGGCGAGCCGAAGAATGGTCCTGTGGCTCGGCCGAACCGTAAGCAGAGCATGTGATGGGCATGCGGGCCGAGAGAGCCTTGCTGCTGCTGGCGGACTTGACCAAGTGCCGCCTCAGCGGCGACACGTATCAGGGCGGCATGATCGAACTGGAGCTTGATCGGTTGGACGCTATCGGTGGATACAAGCGTCCAGAACGCACAGTCGGCCCTGCTCCGCTTAGCAGCAGCCAACGCAGGTCGCGACGGATGAGCGCCTGAATGCGCACCGTAGCCGGCGCAGACTACGCATTCATCCGCGACAGTGCGGCACTCGTGTTCACGCGCGGCGATCCCGATGGCGTGTTCACGGTGGTGCATGAGCGCGTGTGGAAGCCAGGCGAGCGCCCGCTACGACCAAGCATCGTTTTCAAGGAGGCCATGCACGAGATCGAACGGTGGGGCGCCGAGTCCCACTGCTCGGACTCGCACTATCTTGCGACCGTGCTCGAGGTGACTGAGGATGAGGACGTGGAGCATGTCGAGTTCCCGAGCGATGCGGCCGGCATCGCCGATGCGTTCGTTCGCGTGCGCGTACTGCTCGGCGCGCACCGTATCGACCTGAGCGCGGCGAGTGAGCAGCTCGTGAGCGAGCTCAAGGAGACCGTGGGCAAGCCCGGGCGGGATGGCGTTGTGCACATCGACCACCCGCGCAAAGCGTCGTCCCATGGCGACTGTGCGCGGGCGTTCGTGGCTTCGGTGTACGCGCTGGAGCGGGCGAGTGACCGCGGGTTCTTGGACGGAACGACGATGACCGGTCGGGAACGACGGATGGCGCGCAAAAACCGGCACCGGGACCCGTACGGAGAGGAGTACATGCGCGATTTGCCGGGGGAGTTGCCGGCTGACTTGGCGAGGCGTGCCGGTGTAGGCTCGTGACCGTCGCGGCGCTGTTTGTCGCCACGGGTGGCGTTTATTTCGATTTGCCTGGTGTCGACCCGTGGGACGAAGCGCGCGACGCGCGGCAGTACGCGGGGGCGAATCCGGTTGTTGCACATCCTCCCTGCCAGCTTTGGACCAATCTGACGCGCGTCAATTTCAAGCGTTACGGAGGCGAGCACAACCGGCCCGGGAACGATGGGGGATGTTTTGCTGAGGCGCTTGCTACGGTGCGCAGGTGCGGCGGAGTTTTAGAGCATCCCGCGTTTTCATGGGCGTTTCATGATTTCGGGCTGCCAATTCCTCGGGTGGCCCGCGTGAGTGGGTCTGTGAGGTCTGGCAAAGCGCCTACGGCCACAGGGCACGCAAGCGCACATGGCTATTTTACTGCGGAGCCAGGCCCACCGATCTGCGCTGGGAGCGCGTGCCCGGCACGCATCAATGCGGATGGTTCGATCGAAATAAACCAACGCTCGGAAAAGTCGAATCATCTGCGACACCGCTGGAATTTGCGGCAGCGCTAATTTATCTCGCGCGAAGCTCCGGTGTGGGTCCGTAGCCACCCAGTGGGTTCAACTTGACCCACCCCACACAATAACGTACCACTTGGGACACCTTGTCCCGCGCGCGCGCCCTAGCCTCACCGTTGCAGCCCGTTTCGCGGGTCGGCAGCAAGGGGCCGTCGCCTGTCGAGGGGAGCGAAATCATCACGGGGCTCAAAGCCCGTGACTTGCAGTTTCGCCCATCGATTACCGGCTGGACCCCAGACCTGGTGGCGGTCGCTGGCGCGAATGCCGACCTAGGCAACCTGCTCCAGCTCGCGGACCTGGTCGACGCGATGGTCAGTGACGACCACATCGAGGGCGTGTTGCAGTCGCTCACGCTCGGCACATTCGGCCTGCCATTGCAGTACGAGGGGGGCTCGGACGCGCTGACTAAGCTGCTCGCGGGTACTGGTCAGCTCGGAGCCGGCGGTGAGTGGAACCAGATGCACCCGGAGCCTGAGCTCCGCAAGCTGTACAACTGGGGAACGATGCTCGGCGTCGGCGTGGGTCAGCGTGTGCCGCTGCCGCGTCTGCTCGGGCAGCAGCAGCGGTTCCGGCTGAAGACCTGGCATCCGCGATTTCTGAACTACGACCACACCGGTACGAGCGGCTCGCATTGGCGTTTGCAGACGCGCGCCGGGATGAAGGCGATCGTTCCCGGCGGTCAGTTTTTTCTCTACCTGCCTTACGGCGAGTCGCGCCCGTGGAATGACGGCAAGTGGCGCAGCTGTGCTTTCCCGTGGCTGGTCAAACGCTTCTCGATCGAGGACCGCGCGAACCAGGGCGAGGTAGTGGGCTCACCCACTTGGGTCGGCACGAGCACGCAGGGCGGCACCGAGAAACAGCGCCTGCGACTGCTTCAGCAGCTGACCGCGCTCGGTCGCAACGGTCGCATCGTTCTGCCTGACGGTTGGGCGCTTAACCTCGTGGAGGCCAAGGGCCGCACGTGGGAGATTTTCAGCGAGTCGAGCGACTGGGCTGACTCGGCGATGACGATCGCGATCATCTCGCAAGCTGTCACGACGGACGGCTCCCCAGGCTTCTCAAGCGGCAAAGAGCAGGGCGAAATCAAGGGCGACGTTACGCGCTATTTCGCCAAGGCGTTCGCGCTGTGCTTGCACGAGGGCAGCACGAAGCCCTGGGCGCGCGTGAACACGGGCGACGACGCCAACGCGCCGTGTGGCTACTGGAATACGGAGCGCACGAACTCGCAGGCGAGCACGGCCACGACGTTCGAGACGGTGGGTCGCGCGATTCCAGAGCTCGACGCAGCGCTGAAGCGGTCGGGCAAGATGGTAGACGCCGAGAAAGTGGCCTCAGCATTCGGCATTCCGATCAAGGACGACGCTGACGCCGAGCCACTTGTCGAGCCGCCATCGCCGTCACGTACGCCACCTAAACCACCGGGCACGCCGGGGCCGCCTGGATTGGAGCCGGAAATACCATGACGCCGAAGTTACGCCGCTCGTTCTTCGCCGTGTCCAAGGGCGTCGCGAACGTCGACATCAATGACCTGATCGGCATGGGCGGGTTCTACGCACAGAACCTGCGCGACGCGCTCGCCAAGCATTCCGACGTGAAGGCCATCAACGTTTCGATCTGCTCGCAGGGCGGAAACATCGTTGAGGGCCTCGCGATCTACAACATGCTGCGCGCGCATAAGGCGCCCGTCACCGTGGACATTACCGGAATCGCCGCGAGCATGGCGAGCGTGATCGCGATGGCGGGTGACACAATCCGCATGGCGAAAAACTCGTTCATGATGATCCACAACCCGGCGGGCGGGGTGGACGGCGAGAGCGACGATCTGCGCAAGCAAGCTGACGTGCTCGACAAGATGCGCGACATGTTGGCCGGCATCTACGTGGAGCGCACCGGGCAAGCTCTCGACGATGTGCTCGAAGCGATGAGCAAAGAAACGTGGATGACCGCAGACGAGGCGCTTGCGCTTGGCTACTGCACTGAGGTCACTCCCGAAAAGACAATGGCGGCTCGCGTGAACGTGAGCCGCTGGAAAAACGCGCCGGCAGCTTTGCGGCGTGCACAAGCAAAGGTGAGAAAAATGGACGAGGAACTGATCGCGCAATTGGGTCTCGAGCCTGGCGCAACGAAGGAAGAGATCGCAGCTGCGTTGACGGTCCTCCAAAGGGCTGCTGCTGCTGCTGTCAAAGCGGGCGTTGCCGATCCGGAACCGGACGACGACGACGACGAGGAAGCGCCGCCGAAGAAGAAGACGGCGAAAGCTCGCCTCGAAGCTCAGCAAGCGCTTGCCAGCAATGGCAATGCTGCCGTGCTCGCTGCGATTGCCAAGCTCGGCAAGGAAATCGCGGCCGTGGCTGGTCGTGTCGACGGCTCGGAGCGCGAGAAATTGATCGCGGCAAATCTCAAGAAATTCACGCCGGCCCTCGAAGCCAAGGCGCGCAAGTGGCCGATGGATGTGCTGCGCGATTTCGTAGCCGATGCGGTCGACGTGACGAGCGAAGACGAAGAGCCGACCGAAGAGCAAGCAGGTGCGCGTGGTGCTCGCGGGGCGGCGAAGGAAATCACGCTCGACGCAACGGCGCGCAACGTAGCTCGCCAGCTTGGCTTGACCGATGAGCAAATGCTGGAAGCGAAGAAAGCCGACGCGAAGCGCAACGGCCTGAAAGTGGTGGCGTGAGATGGCGAATCTGACTGCAACGTCAAACACCAAGTACATCGAGAAGCGCCTGAGCGCGTTCGACGATCGCGGCGGCGGCCTCGCGCTCGCTGCTCAGGTCATCTTCAAGGGCGGCATGGTCGGCATCGACGCTACCGCTGGCACCATCCGCAAGGGTGGCGGCGTCATCGCGACGTTTACCGGCGGCATGCTCGGTCGCTCGCTCGTCACGCTGAACCCGGCCGTAGCGACTGACATCGTGGAGTGGGAGATCGGCATCTTCTGCTACACCAACGTCGGCGCCATCACCATCGCGAGCCGTGGCAAAATTTGCTACGCGGACGACGACCAGAGCGTTTCGCTCACCAACACCAACGTGATCGCGGGTCGCATCGAAGACGTAGACACCCAAGGCGTTTGGGTACGTATCGGCGTCGACACTCGCGTCCCCTGAACTGATTGAGGAAAGCAAAGTCAAATGGAAGTTACTCAAGCAGTTCTCGACAATATCCGCGTTGGTACCAGCACGATTTTCCAGAGTGCGTTTCAGAAGACCGACGTTTGGTGGCCCAAGTTGGCGACCAAGACGCCAAGCAACGCGCGCAGCAACCTGTACTATTTCATCGCGCAACAGCTCAAGATGCGCCGGTGGATTGGTCCTCGCCAAGCGCAAAACCTGGCAGAGCGCGTTTACCAGCTGTTCAATCAGAAGTTCGAGGCGACGATCGAGCTGGACCGTCGTGACGTGCTCTATGACACGCTGGGTGTGTTTCAGTCGCAAGTTGCGCCGCAGCTCGGCTTCGCTGCGAAGAAGCACCCCGACGTGCTGCTGCTCGCGCTCATCAACGCGAACACAGCGCTCAGCTACGATGGGTTGAGCGTGTTCAACAGCGCGCATCTCACGTACAACGGCGCGGGCACGTACAGCAACGACTTCACCACGGCCGCATTCACCAGCGCGAATTTCAACGCCGCATGGGCCGCGATGACTGCGTTCAGTGGTGAGGACGGCTTGCCGCTTGGCGTGACTCCGAGTCTCGCGGTCGGTGGACCACTTCTCAAGCTGCCGTTTCTGCAAACGTTCAACGCGACCTTGACGGCGACTGCCGGCACGGGCTCCGCGAACGTGAGCGTGGCGGCGACTGACAACCAGCTGAAGGGCTGGGCGGACATGCTGATTATCCCCGAGATGACTGGCTCCGTATGGTACCTGGCGGATACGACCAAGGGCATTCTGCCTTTCATCTTCCAGGAAGCTGAAGCGCCGTTCTTCCGCTCGCGCGACAACATCAACGATCCGAAGGTGTTCGAGCTCGACACGTTCACCTACGGTGCGGACTACTCCGGCGCTGTCGGCGTGTCGCTGCCGTTCCTGATTTCGCGCAACACCCCGTGAGCTGACATGCCGGCGCCCCAGCAATTCGCAAACGCGGACGATTTCCTAGTCCAAGAGAACGCCAACGGCGTTTTTGACGGCTTGGATACGCCCGCGATCGACCAGGCCCTACAATGGGCCTCGCGCGAAATGCTGGGGTATGTCGCTAAGCGCAAGACGTTGCCGCTCCTCTCGTGGGGCGACGACTTGCGCGCGTGCTGCTGCCGAATGGCTGCGTACGACCTGATTGCAAATCAGGGATACTCTCCACTCGGCGGCAACAACGTTGTGTGGGAGACGCGCTACCTTCAGCGCGTGCAATGGCTGGTGAACATATCCCGGGGGCTCGTGGAGCTCGTGGACTGCGTTGACTCCAGCGTGCCGAGTACGGTGGACGTTGCTGGGCCGCTCACTGCGAGCGACCCGATCGTCAACTGGAACTACCAGACTCGCGGACGTAACTGCACGTTCGGGCCCGACCAAGGAAGCGGGCTCGGGTGAAGTACACCACGAAACAATTCTCCGCTGCGCTCTCGCGTCTCGCGAGCGTGTCCAGCCAGATCGCGGCTCCGGTCGCCGCCGGCATTGCTGCCGAAATCGACCGGAATTTTTCGGCGGGCGTTGACCCCTATGGTCGCGCTTGGGCGCCCCTGCGCCCGCGCACGCTGGCGAAGGGGCGTCATCCGCCACCACTCACGCACTCGCATGACGGACGTGACGGCGTGCATGTGAAGCCCACTGCTGGCGCCGGCATCGGTATCACGTCCGATGTCCCCTACATGGGAGTGCATCAGAACGGCGATCCGCCACGCATGGTCGCGCGCAAGTTCATTCCTTCTGGCGTTCTGCCTGCCGTGTGGCGCGCGATCTGGCAAGCCGAGCTGAGCAACCGAGTGCGAGCGAGGCTTGCCAGTGGCTAGCACGTTCAAACAGATCGTCGCCGCGTTCGCTGCCGCCACCGCGGCGCAGAACGGGCAAACGCTAGTCACTTTGCCGGGAACCTCCGGCTGGAAGTGCGTCGGTGTGCCAGGTGTGCCGGACATCAAGATCGGCTACCGCCAGCAAGAGCTCTCTTCGAGCGACTCACCGCCGAGCATCGTGTGCGTACCGCGCGGCGGACCGCTCGTAGCACCTACTCAGGTGGGCGGTCCGCACCGCAATTGGCGCACGCGGCAGTTCAGCATGAGCGTTTACGTGTGGGGTAAGGACGATGGCCAGGCCGAAGACCTGTACATCAATTCGCTGATCGCGTTTCAGCACCTGTACAACACCAATCCGGCGAACGGTCAGCCCGGTACCGCGCCCGTGTTCGGCTCCGAGGTTTGGGAATCCGAGACGCAATCGCAGGCTGGACAAGCAACGCGCGGCTGGATGATTTCCTACTCATGCATGTGGGAAATCAACGTGCAAGATGCGCCAAACACTCTGACGATCGTGCGCGAAGTAGACGCCGCGCTTTCTCTCACTACACCGACCGAGGTTATCAATGTTGTTGTCACTTGATGAGCTTGCCGTTAAGCACGGCCAAATCGCGCCCGATGCGCCGGACGCCGGCTCTCGCTACAAATGGCAGCACCGCGTAGCGGATGTCGTGCACGGCTGGACCGCGCACAACTATCACCATGCTGAGCACCAGGTGAAGCTGAGCGACGATGACTACCTGGCGGCGCTTGCTGCTGCCGAGGACGGTATCGAGCAGGTAGATGGCGCCGTGCCGAAGGTGCCGGACTATACCGAACGCGACAAGAAGGCCGAAGCCGACGCGAAATCTGCGGCCGCTGAAGCAGCCGAACAGGACGAAAGCGAGCCCACCAAATGACCCTCGGCAATCAAACGATCACGGTACTCGATCCGGGCCTAGGGCTCGTGACGGTCGGCGCTGGCACTCCGCTCAAAATGGGCGTGTCCTCGCTGGGCACGGTCGGTCAGCTCTACTCGTTCAGCTCGCTCAATTCGATCCGCTCGACGCTCGGCTACGGCGACCTGCCGGACGATGTAGCGAAGACATTGCGCGATGCTGGCGGACCGGTGCTAGCGATGCGTGGGACTGGCAGCGTTGCGGCCACGTCAACGGCGGTCACTAAGACGGGCACGGGCACGCCAACGCCAACGATCGCCGGCACGGCAACTATGCGCATCTCGGCGCTCGTCACGGTCGTTGTAGGCGGCGCGCTAGGCGTTGCGACGTTCAGCTACACCCTGGACAATTGGCAGCCGACTACGGTCGGCGTGACTAGTTCGCAGACTCGCACCATTCCAGCCGGCGGAACGTATCTGTTCCCGAACACCGGAATCACCATGACGTTCCCGGCGGGGACCTACGTTGCTGGGGACACGTTCGCATTCACCTGCGAGCCAGCTCATCTCAACGCAACAGATCTCGGGAACCTGTTTACTGGCGGAGGCATCCCGGGCTCTCTCGATCCACGCCTGGTGCACATCACTGACGCCTACACGACGGCGACCGAGGGCTTCGCAATGGCGAGCGCGCTTGGTGGACAGCTGCAAACGCTCGCGTCCGGATTCCGGTACGCGCGCGGCTTCGTGGACGTTGGCAGCGGCGACGCGAGCGCAACGGTGCTCACGGCTAAGGCCGCGTTCACTGACCGCCGCATTTGCGATGCCTATGGCTTCGAGCTCCAGACGGCTGCGTTGCCGTTCGAGGGTTGGGGAAACCGCAAGATCGGAGCAGCATCGCAACTCGCGGCGCGCGCGTCGGCAAGCCTCATCTCGACGGACCTCGCGCGCTATGCGAGCGGTTCGCTCGCCGGCTCGCGTTACATCTACTTTGACAGCAACTCCGACGCGACGCTGGACGCTGCCGGCATCGCCACGCTGCGTTCGTATCCACCGCAAGCCGGGTTCTATATCGGCAACGGCAATCTGGCTTCGCCGGTCGGCTCGGATTATATCCGCTTTCAGTACGGCCGCATCATGGATCAGGCATGCGCCACGGTGTATCAGGCGATGCTGCAATTCATCAATGAGGGTTTGCGCACGCTGAAGGTGAGCGGCGCAATCGATCCGCGCGATGCGGTGAGCGTGGAGACCGCCGGCAACAACGCGCTGGCGGCTGCTCTGCTGCAACCGAAGAACGCGCGCGGCAACCCGGGGCATGTGAGCGCGGCCGTGTTCTCGGTCGACCGCACGAACAACCTGGCATTGACCGGCGTGCTCCAAACCAAGATCGCGATCCAGCCGCTGGGCTACGCGACGACCATCAGTCAACAGCTCGGCTACACGCTCAACGTGTGAGAAGGCAACCACCATGGCTCAACTCGGATTTGTAAACGGTCGCCGCTTCTCGCATTCCAGCGTGGAAACCACGCTGTACAAAAAGCTCGTCGGAGTATCGGAGATTTTCATCGACATCAGCGAGATCGAATATGGCGACTCGCTCGACATGGGCGACATCCGCGGAACGAACCGCGCCCTCATCGGTGTTACGGCTGGCGACTATTCGGCGAAGGATACTACCTTCACGATGGGCAAGAGCACGTTCGAAACCGGAGTGGTTCAAGGCATTGGAACCGGCTGGCTCGGTTCTGAGCTCGGGCTGACGCTTAGCTACAACGACGACGGCGAGCCGTTGATCGTGCACGTGATTCGATGCTTCATCACTGGCGCTGAAGACAGCTCCAGCGCGGGCCCCGATGGGCTCAAAACCAAAGTCACGTGCAAGACGCTCTGGATCATGCGAAACGGCATCATGCCGATCCCTGGCATCTTCACATGACGAGTAGACAGTAACCGACAACGAGTGAGAGGCGCACATGTTGACTGAAGAACAGATCGCGGAGTTGAAAGCGAAGCACGGTGATGAGTTGCTGGTTATCGATGGTCCGACCGGGCCCATCGTGGTCAGGAAGCCCATCCGACTGGTGTACGACAAATACCAAGACGCGATGGTGGCTAAGACCAGCTTCAGCTCAGCGGCTCGGGAGATGGCGCAGTACTGCGTTGTGTTCCCCGCTTACGCCGAGTTCATGGCGGCTTTGGAAAAGGAGCCGAGCTTGCTCACTGGTGAGGTGCTCGGGGCCATGACTGAGCTGGCAGGGAACAAGGTCCAGCACGACGTAAAAAAACTCTAGACCGCGCGCGGGCCAACCCTACGACTGCGGCCCGCTACCTGCTCGCGCTGTTCACGCCGGGCAGCGACGACGAGGAAAGACTGCGAGGCGCAGAGTGGCTTGCGGCAGTTGGCGAAAGCATCATGCGGCTAGACGAGGCGATCACGAAGCATGACTGACACGATCGGCGTAGAACTAGTTGCCCAGGACGCGCAATTTATTGCGAGTACGAAGGCAGCTAGCGCCGAGATGGCGCGACTTGCTCAGCAAGAGGCACGGCTTGGCAAGGTCGCGTCGTCGTCAGGGCTCGACCAAAAGAAGTTCGCGCAAACGTTCGGCAAGATCGAACGCGACCGCATTGCTGCTGCCGGCAAGGCCCAGAAGATTAAGGACGCAGCGGAAGCCAAAGCGGCACGCGCGATCGAAGCGCAACAGAACAAGCGCGCGAGTCTCGACAAGAAACTGGAGCGCCTGTTGATTGGCCGCAAGGGCTATATCCTTGGCGAAGCAACAGGGCTCGGCACCGCCGGCATTGCCGCGATCGAGTTCAGTGCCGCGCTTGCTGGTGCCGGCGTGGCTGCTCTCGCGTTGCTGGCGACGATCGGTGTGCTTGCCACCAAAGCCGCGGAAGTAAAGTTCGAGGCAACCGGCGTTCTCGACACACTTACCAACGGGCGCGGCGCGGAAGCGCTGAAGCTCGTCGACGGTCTTGCGGACCAGCTTGGAATAAAGTTCTCCGAAGCGCGCGAGGAGTTCGTCAAGTTCCGTCAAGCTGGGCTCGACAACACGCAAAGCGCTCAGCTCATCAAGCTACGCGCCGACGCGATTGCGGCGGGCAAGGGCGCGGCGGAGGCCGATGAAGCAGTGTCTCACGTGCTCGCTCTTAAGGGCGGCGCTGGTACTGCTGCCGGCCTCAAAGAGATGGCGAAGGAGATGCGCGTCGTAGGCGACGGATCCGTGTCAGCTCAAGCGAAGTTCGAATCGCTGAACGGCGCGCTGAACCGCATCGATAATGACAAGGTGAAAATCCTAGAGACCATCGGCGAGAAGATTGGACCGAGCGTCGACAAGGCTGCGCAAGCGATCGCGCGCCTCGCTGATAGTTTACTGAACACCAAAGAAGGCAAGGCGGTAATTGATGGCATCAGCCAGGCTATCATCGGGATTGCAGACGCTGCGCGTGATGCTGCGCCGGTCGTGGCGGACTTTATCAAGTCTGGTAAAGCGGCGCAGGTGGGCAGCTACTTCGGCGAAGTGAAGGACGCTTTCGCGGAAGTGATTTCTGCGGCGTGGGAGATTCCAAAAGCGTTCTACATTGTCGGCGGCAACATAAACTCAGCGGTCAACGCGGTGGGCGGACTGATTGAGGATTCGTTCGTCGACGTTGGCAAGACGATTTACGGCGCGCTTAAGGCTGTCGTGCTTGGCGTCAAGGACATCGGCGGAGAGATAATCGACGGCCTGATCGATGGGCTAAAGAGCGCAGGCCCAAAGCTGCTCGCATCCGTCGAAGGCATCGCGTCGGACATCAAAACGCGCTTCGCTTCACTGTTCAAGATTCACTCCCCGTCACTCGTGTTCAAGGGCTACGGCATGAACATGGGCGCCGGTTTGGATATCGGCCTGCAACGCAGCATGCCGAAGGGCAGCGAGATCGCAGAGCGCTCGATGCCACAGCGAGCAGACTTCGCGCCGTATGAGGCTGCTCGAGCGGTGCCGCCGCGTGCCGAGCTCTCGCCGCGTGCTGCTAGCTTGTTCGCTCAGCAACCTGCGCCAATCTTCGGCGACCCTGCCAGTGGCGGAAACACCTACGAGGTAAACGTTACCGTGCAGGGTGGCTCATCACCGGACGAAACTGCGCGCTCAGTGCGTCGCGAGATCGATCTGTGGTACCGCAGCATCCAGCAGCAACAGGGGCTCACGTGAGCGGCATTCCCTGGATTCACGATACGGCGCTGGGTGCCAATCTCTCCCTTTGGGACGAGATGAACCTGGGCGGCATCCTTTGGCCCGGCGTGTGGGCGATCGAGCCCGACAAGAAGCGCGCGCTCGACGTGATCAAGGTTCGCAAGCAGGATGGCGCGCTCATCCGCGACGACGGCTACGCGGGCGTGACGTTCAAGGCGAGCGGCCGAATCTGGACGGCAGACCAGTGGTCGCTCATGCAAGAAATTCTGCCAGACTTTGACCCGCAGCAGCAGGGTGGCACGCGATCGCCTCTCGCATTGTACTGCCCTGCTGCTGCATTTTTTTCAGTCAATCAGGTCTACATCGAACGCATTGGACTGCGTAAGCCGGGCGGCGGTATCATCCCGATCGAAATGGATTTGTTGCAATGGTTCTCAGCGCCCAAAGCCACAGTGCAGCAGCTCAAGGGAGTTGCTAAAGCTGGCGCGCCGTTGAACCCCGCGGCGTTCACGGTGCCACCGTCCAAAGACACGGGGTCCAAAATATGATCCCCGTCGAGGCAATGATCGAGGAACCCGCAACCGGCGCATGGGTCGTGGACATCGTCACGACCGACAAGCCGACTGGCGTTTTCGAGCTCGGCGAGTCGACTTGGACGGGTGCCATCGCATCACCTGGCGCCACGCTAGACGGCTCACGCTGGCGTTGCCGCGTGGTTGGCGGCGCAGGCAAGATCGGTACGCAACTGCCGGAGAAAAACTACGTTGGCGCAGTGCCATGGGTGCGCATCGCTCAGGACATCCTTCGCGAGGCCGGCGAGAAAGCGGGCACGCTGACAGCGCCCGGCCAAGCGAGCTACTACGAGCGAGGCCGCGGCACGGCAGGACAGGCGCTCGCTGAGCTTTGCGCGGCTGCCGGCGTTACTTGGTGGGTGGCACGCGATGGGCTCGTCTGCGTGGCCACTGCGCGCCCTGGCGGCGCGGTCAACGAGGCGTCCGCCTCGCGCGTCGCGTTCGATGTGGACGGCACGGTCATACTCAACGCGCGCGTTGCGGCCGATGTGCTGCCGGGCCAGACGCTCGACGGTAAGCCGATCGCGGCGTTGCGCTGGTCGCTCACTCCGCAACGGCTCACGGTGGAGTGCTCGTTCTCGGCTGTGACGTTCCCTGACCAGCGCGACCGGTTTTACGAGCGGACGTATAGCGCCAAGGTCGCGCAGCAAAACGGTGATGGCTCTGTCGATGTGATCGCTAACGGACTATTCCAGCTGAGCAAGGTTCCGCTTCTCAGCGGTATCCCCGGTGCGGTGCTCAAGATGCTACCGGGTGACCTGGTGGCGGTGGGTTTTTTCGGCGGCAACCGCTCAACGCCCTATGCGGTCGCTACGCTGCAAGGAGGATCGAACGCGCAACCGATAGCGCTAAACGGTGACACGGTGACCATCCTGCTACCTCCGTTCGCGTTCAACGGCTTCACGTCGACCGGTCCGATTTCTGGCGTCATGACGGCGCTGACTGGCCAGACGCTCGGGACCATCACAGGACCGAGCTCGGCTAGGGTAAAACTCGAATGACCACGACCTACATAGGCGAGGAGACGATCGGCGCAATGCTGCCGTTCCCCGGGCTGGTAGCCGCTCAGGTCGAGCTAGAGGCGAAGCTGGCCGCCATGGTCACGTTATCCGCGCAACTCGGTTTGCCGGCGCTCAGCATAGGCGCACAGCTACAGATAGCGGCGCAGATAACGGCGGGGCTGCAAGCCTCACTCACGATCGGCATCACCCCTCCGAGTATCAGTGCTCAGCTCGGCATCGTACTAGCGGTCATTGCGCAGCTACGTGTGCAGCTCGCACTGTTCGATATTTTGGCCACGGCCGGCGTGTTCGCCTACGCGATCGATGCCGCAACCAACGCCGTCGGTGGCGAGCTGTCTACCGCTCTGGCCGCTGGTTTTCCGGGCCATGGCCCAACGACTCATGCTAACGTTTTGGTGCTCGGAGCTGTCGATCCTGCCGTGTGGACCGCCATGGGCGTAGTGTTCAAAACCTCATGACTATTGACCTAGGATCCGACTTCGAAACCGTGAACGGGCAATTGCTGCCGGATATGCGCCTCATGGTGTCCAGCGACGACAAGGCGCGCGCCTACCTCGCGTGCTGCGCTCGTCGTCTCACGATGCCAAACGGCTCGCTCGCGCTGCTCGGCGATGCAGACGCGGGCCTGGATATGCGCGAGTATGTCAACGACACCGAGACGCCAGCCGTTGCAGAGCAGGCCATCAACGGTGAGCTGCTCAAGGACGAGCGCACTGCGCGCTGCTCGACGGCGATAAGCGTGAATCCAGATGGCTCCTGGGAGGTAACGACGAACCCGCAAGCGCAAGACGGGGCTGTTTACAAGTTGGTGTTCGTTGTCACCTCGGCAGACGCAGCGCTGCTTAGCGCGGGGCTAGCGTAATGGCTCTATCTCTTCGCCAGTTGCTGACTCCGGTCACGCCAGCACAGGTGATTGCCGGCGTCACGGACATGCTGAACGGCTTCGGCTTCCAGGCGAGTGCGTGGCAAACTCTGAGCGCGAACAGCATCATAATCCAGACCGTTGCGGCGCTCATCTCAGACGCGACGTACGCGATCGTCGACATCGCATCGAGTATGCACGCTGGCCTTGCGAGCGGCGCTTACGCTGACGCACTGGGCACGTACACGTTCAACCTGACGCGCGTGCCAGCAGCCGCCGCGCAAGGTCAGATGATTCTCACGTCGAGCATCGCCGCGCCTCCTCACACGTTCGCGGCTAACTCGCTGCTCATCGCGGACTCAAGCGCCGACGACGCCAACACCTACAACGTCGTGACGGGCGGCACACTGAACCCTGGGACCAGCATGGTCGTGAACGTGCTTGCCGCGGTGCCAGGTACGCGCGCCAACGTTCCGCCGAGCCTGACGACGCTGGAGCTGCGCACGCCGCTCATTGGCGTCAGCGTCACGAACCCACCCAACCCGCCGACTACTCCGGTCAACAGCTGGCTGACTACTCCAGGCACGGACCAAGAGACGGACGGCCCTGGCGGCCACTACAACGCGCGCATGATTGGCCGCTGGTCGCGCATCAGCCCCAACAACATCGAGGGCGCCTACCGCGCTTGGGTGCTCGAGGCGTTGCCAGCGATCAACCGGCTCAAGATAAGCGAGGGAGCGGCCGAAGGCGCGATCCACATCGTCGCCGCAACGGCGGCTGGGGCAATCGACGCCGGGCAAATCACGACGGTCAAAAACTACCTAAACGGCGTGACGGACGGCGTAGGGCGGCGCCCCATCAATGACGTGCTCGAGGTGGTTGGTGCAACGCAGCTCACTACGACCGATCTGAACGCAACGATCACGGTGCGCTCGCCGTTCGCGGCGGACGCAGTCGCGCGCGTGACGGCCGCGTTTACGGCCCTGCTTGCTGATCCGGTTCTGTCACCGATCGGCGGGAAGACGCTGCCGGGCTCGAGCTCTGGAGCGGTATTCATTGCCGACCTGTACGCGGCGGCGATGGCGCAGCAAGGCGTGACGAACGTTGATTTCCCGTTCCAACCGTTCTATCTGCCGCTTGGTCCTGACCAGCTGTGGGCACCGGCTATCACGGTGGCGATGGTGATTGCTCCGTGACAATCCAGACCACATACCGCCGGTACGTTGCTCAGCTCACGAGGGGCGTTGACTTTCTGCGTAGCGGGCTCGGTTGGTTTTATGCTGGTACGCTCGGCGCCATTACAGACTCGCTGCTAGAGGGGGCGCGTCAGGGATTTATCCAGGGCCTTCCCGGTCATCCGGAGCAGACCGAGGACTCGCTGAACCAGGTGGGGGCGGACCGCGAGTTGTTCCGCTACCGGCTCGACACGGTGGCAACGTGGTCAGCGCGCGTGCGGAACGCTTGGCAGTACTACGAGCAGGCAGGCACAGCGATTCAGGTGCTCCGGGCGGTGAATGAGTGGGGCGCGATAACGTTCGCGTCGACCTGGAACCCGGCGCTGGTCGGACTCACCGAGGGCTCGTGGGCGCGCTTCCAGGTTTGGATCGGAGCGGGCGTCACGCCTTGGCTGCCGGCTGCTAAGTACGGCTCCGGCATCGTTTACGGCGGCCCGAATGTCATGTACGGTATTTCGAACGCGCTGACGGAAGATGTTCAGACGCTTCGCAAAATCATCAGGAAATGGAAGCCCATGCGTAGCAAAGCAAGTGTTCTGATCGTGCTCTCGGGCATCGCGTGCGATGAGCCTGGCATCACGTGCGACGGTGGTTCACTGGTGGACGGGTTCGCCTGCGACTCCGGCGCGCTCTGTGATGCACCGGGACTCGTGACTGATGGCACGTTCTCGATCGTACGGGTGCAGGTATGAGCACGCCGCTAACACCAGTCGCGACGGTGCCGCCGTCGACGTATCCACTCATCGCTCCGGGCGATGGCGTGACGAGCGCGAATTTCGCGCAGACGGCGCAGCCGATCATTAATGCGATCGCTTGGCTAAGAGGGAAACTACCTGGAGCAAACCCATCCTCCGCACCGATAGATTTGGTTATCCCGACTGCTCTCGGAATGACGCGCGCCACATCGGTGCAATGGGTACGAAAAGCCGTAACCATATTTACCGACCCGGATGTGCTCTGGCAGCAGACCGTCGCCACTCAGGACGCGGTTATTTTCTCGCTAGATAGTTGCCTCAGGCAGGGAATGGTAATCAGCGCGTTTTCGTGTGACTTCCTGGGCGCATCGGGCCACGCAGGCACATTGCCCGGTCAGATGCCAACGGTGCAGCTGTTTAAAATCGCTAGAGGCATAGGGACCATCGTTCAGCCGCGCACGCTTGTAGACTCGATCGTTGATCCCACGGCTACAGCGGCGGCTTACGAGCTGATTCACACTATAAGCCGCACGCTTGGATCTCCGGAAACGGTTGACCTGTCGGCTTACCGGTATCTGCTGTACGTCTATGGCGAGGGCAACACTAACGCACAAGTCGGCTCGGTCATCATCAGCGCGCGCCTCTCGGTGTCCGGATGACGCGCCGAGTTTTCTGGTTGGTTGTTACCGCGATCGCTTCTGCATGCGGCGGTGGCGGCGAAGCGTACGCCACTGTTCGCTGTGACGATGGCCACCTGTGCGACGCTGGCGTTGTGTGCGGAGGCGATGAGTAATGCCGTCAACGATCGAGCCAGTACCCGTTCGCCTACCGAGCAACGTGACGTTCCCGAACGACGGCGAGGGTGTGGACCGCGCCAGCACGCTCGAGGCTGGGACTCAGCTCTGCAACGGCGTGGAGTATGTCTCGCGACTCGTCGATAAGTTTGACCACGGCGGGACAGTCGGAACTGTTGGGAACTTCATCTGGAGCTCGACCGGGTTTCTTATTTTCAACAACGTGACGATCCCGCCGCCTGGGAACCCGATTGGAATCCCGGACGGAGCAACGTCAGCTGGTCGTATTCGCGCCCCGAAGGCGGCAGTCGTCAGCCCGACGGCTGCTGGTACGTATGTGTTCGACCGGCAGACAGTCGATCATGTTTTCAACATCGCAAGCGCAACGGGTGTCATCTGGCAAATCGGCAACTCTGCCCCTGCGCCTGGCGAGTGCATCCGGTTCGTAAACATGAGCATTACTCCCATTCCGCTACAGGACCCGCTCGGCTCGTTGATCGTGACTCTCGCGTACGTACCTAATGGAACGTACGCGATAACCATGTGCTTCAATCCAAGCGGCGGTACTGGCGCGACGTGGCAACCAATAGACTACACGGTAAAGGGATGAAATGACCGGCGCTGGATGGCTGTTTGATGCTCTAGGGATACAGGTCAGCGATGGCTCCGGCGGCGTGGTGCCGCAGCGTAAGCATGTGCAGTTTCCGGGCGCGTCGGTTACTGATGACCCGCTGAGCGGTTCAACTGTCGTTGATTTGAGTAGCGTTGTTGGTGCGGCAATACCAGCCCCTGCCCTAGTAGCCACCTCGAACATCGCCTCCCTCAGCGGCGTGCAGGTGGTAGACGGCGTGAACACGGGAACTGCGGACGTGTTGCTCACATCTCAGACGACGCCCAGCCAAAATGGCTTTTGGACGCCGAACACGAGCGGAGCTTGGACGCGGCCGAGCTACTACAACTCGGACGCGACGGTGGTCGCGCAGCTGGGGTTGCCGTTCGGTGCAGTGCTCAATGGGCTGCTCGGCACCGGTTCCGTGTGGGGACAGTCGGCGGGGGCGACGATCGCGGGCACCAAGACATTCGTGCGCCTCCCCGATGCGGCGGTCAAGGCCGCAAAGATCAATCTTCCGCCCCCCGTCTACACGGGCTCGCCGTACACAGACACCGCGGGGCAAACCAAAGTCACCGCGATGATCAACGCGGCGCTGGCGCAAGCAATCGCCAATCCCGGAACGACCGTGCGGCTCGCGGCGGGCTACGAATATGTGGTCAATGGCGATCTGATCATGGATGCCTGCCGGTCCGTTGTGCTCGAAGGCGGCGCGGGGCCGGCGCAGGTTGGCGGCACGATAATCACCCGCGTTGGGGCGAGTGCCGTCAACATCGGCTGGCCCGGGTGCATTCAACCAGCAGTCAATGCGACAGTCACTGTTAGCATCCCGAGCACGCTTGGCGTCGCGGTCGGGCAGATCCTCAGCGATATCAGTTTTGCTGATTCGCCGAACTTCTATCAGGTGACCGCCTTTGTCGCGAATACGTCGATAACGCTCAAGAATCTGGGTAGCTCGACGAACGATGTAGCAGCGAGCACGACCACCTCCGCCAACTTTACGCAGCCGGCGCAGGGCGCTTCGGTGGTGGGGGTCACCCTCACTGCTAGCGGCTTCACCACCGTGGGCGCGTACGTGAACGTCGTGGGAGGCGGTACTTATCAAGTTACGGCAATCGCCGGGACCGTGGCCACGCTGCTCCGCCTGTATTCCACAGACGCGACGACGGGCACGACCATCAACTCCGGCGCTGTGGTGGCGATAGCCGTCCCCGCGAGCTTCCTTCGCTCGACAGAGGCGATCGTCCAGATGCGCAGCACGTACGGGTGCGCGGTCGAGCGCCTCACCCTCAAAGCGTACAACGCCGCAACCTTCACGGGGCGCGCAATCAACGGCGAGTGCTCTGTGTACGGGAGTGACGGCGCTCTAAACACGGTCGAATTCTGCGCGTTCATCAATAACCTGTTCACGCCCACGGCGCCGGCTCTAGTGGCCAACCTGTCGAGCGCGCCCGCGGTGTCGATCACAGGAACGTGCGGATTCGCGCTCGATGTGCGGATCGAGATCATTGACAGCACCCACTTTCGCTACTCGGTCGACGGCGGGATGCGTTGGGAAGGCGCGAGCGCGTACCGTGGGTCAACCACTTGCGCGATCGCAACCACGTTTGCGTTACCCGTATGGTCTAACGGCTACGGGCTAACCTTCAATTTCCCCGCCGGTACTTACACCAGTGAGCACGTTTACACCGCGCTCCAGGGGATGCAGCGACAGGTGCATCAGAATGAGCAGTTCGGCAGCGACGTGCGGAAATGCTCATTCTTTGGTGCGTTGCACGCAATAGCGCAAAACGGCGTCGACAACCGCACGCTGCAATGCATCACGAATCAAATTGCAGGGTATAACCACGTTTCCTACGGTGGAAACGATATCCAGGTCGACATGCAAACGGAGGGCGGCGGCAACGGCTACGGCCGCGCTGGCGTCTGGCATCAAAATACAATCCGTCCACGGATTAAGCTTTCATCGGGCGATCAAACAAATGCAGGACCGCTAGTTACGTTGACTAGCTGCACCAGCCCACGTGTCGACGGCACAATGTCGATCGCCCCTGGTGGCGGTGCGGCAATCGATCTGAACGGCTCTCAAAATACAGAAGTCCACGGGCACTACGTATGTGACGCGATAGTCAACGCTGTTGGTCCAGCAACGAACGTCGCAATCCTGCTATTCAACTGCCAGGGGTTCACGTACGGGCTGGATACCAACGGCAACGTTACGAACACGGCGATCGTCGGCTCATCGTACTCATACGCCACGGTGTTCGTCGATGGGACGGTCACCCTGCCGTACACCTCAGTCTTCGGCAAGATGCAACACCAGGGGGCATACTGCAATATCCCCTTTGCTACGACTGTCGCGAACGGCACGAACGTCGACCTTAACAGCGGCGCTTCGACTTTCTACCTAACGGGTGCAACGGCGGCTTTCTCACTCGACGGATTCGGCGCGGGCTCGCCAGGGCAGCGGCTCAAGGTCATCAGTGCAATCGCGCAGCAGCTAATGGTGGTGCACCAGAGCGGTACAGAGACCGTGGCAGCGGCGAAGATTCGCACGCCAAACGCAGCCAATCGCGTATTCCCTGCGCCTCCTTCGGGCGGGTTTCTGGAGCTGGAATTTCTCTACGTGCCTTCTGGAGTATTCGGCACGGCATGCTGGGTGCTGATCGGCTCTTCTGTCACGAATCAGCAATCCGGAACGGCAACGCTCGCGGCCGGCACTGTTTCGATCGCGGCCACAATCACCGCGGCGAGCGTCATCGTCGCGACCGTCAAGACGCCAGCAAACCACACGCTCACGGTCGACTATGCGGTGCTAAGCGCGGACCGCTCAGTGGGCGCGCCTGGCTCGTTTAAGATCACGGCCGTGCTCGCAGCGGGTACGATCAACACGGCGGATACGTCGACCATCGACTGGATCGTGGTGAACCCATGAAGAGCAAGCGCCCTGACGGCGTGCCCGGACCGGGCGGTGGGTAGACCCATTAAACCTGGGTCATTGACGACCCACCCCAAACCGGCTAACGTTTTCCAAGCAATTGCAAAGGATTTCTCAGATGAAACAATACAAGGTCGGTGACGTGGTGATGGTGCCGTGCACGGTGACGGCGGTTCACCCGCAGGGGTTCCCGCTTGGCGTGTACCCGAATGGCAAGCCGCGTTTGCCAGAGGGTCACGAGAAGATGACCCCGGAAGAGCTCCAGCCCTTCGAGACCGAGCAGCCTGCCAAGGTCATCGCCGAGACTCCGGACAGCGTAGAGGTCGACTCGTTCGGCCATTGCCACTTCAGCGCCGACGCCGAGATCTGAAAGGTCCACGACAATGCGAGAATATACAGTTTCCGGCAAGGCGATCACGGTCGCTGGTTCACCGACGCTCGTGCACATCAATCCGGGCGCTGGCCGCGTGATTGAAATCACCGCCGCTTGGGCATCGCAAATCGGCACGACTACCCAGCAACAGCTGGGTATCGAATTCGGTTTCAAGGTCACCGCTTTCCCGACCTTGACGGCGGCGACTCCTGCCAAACTCAAATCGTCCGACGCCGCGAGCGCGATCACAGGCGGCACTGCTGGTGCAGCTGGTACCGCGGGCATCAACGCGAGCGCGGAAGGTGCTGGCGCAATCACCACGATTTGGTGCGAGGCCCTGAACAACTTCATCCCCTACACGTTCAACCCTGTGCTCTCACTGGGCGGAACGATCGTCGTGTCGGGCCAGGACGCGGTCGGATTTTACATGAAGCTGCAGACCACGCCCACGACCTTGACCGGTTGGAACTTCGGCGTGCAGTATCGCGAAATCGGCTGATAACCCTTCCGGGTTGTCGTATGCAAGCCCGGCGTGTCGCGAGATGCGTTCGGGCTTTCCCATTTGTAGAACAGCGCAGATGAGCAAAGAAACCGATTCTGCTTCACACGCTAACTTCCTGGCTAATTATCAAGCGTTTGTTCCGCTCAATCAGAATCAAGACCCGCAAAACAACCCGCCTATGACGTACTGGCAGAACGCGCGCGGCCAGATCGTGGCTGTGGCGCTGCACGGCCCTGGCAATCGTTTCTTCTACAGCCCGCAGTACGACAATAAAACGCAGAACGCGGGCGCCGACACGCTGCTTGACCAAGCTATGAAGAGTGCTGTCGGCGCCGTCGCGGCCTCGGTAGCCTCGCGAAAAGGCGCGTAGCTCGTGACTCTTGTTGGAGAGACACACAATGCCTCTTTCAGTTTCGCGAACACGCAGACGGTAACCGCCGTTGGCGGGTCTACGTCGGGAGACTGGAACTACTATACTATATCGTGGAGCAATGGTGGCGGCGGTGTTGGCGGAGCCACGATCACGTCAGCAGACGGGGCAACGCTTCTTGCTACCTTATCGGGAAACACCGCAACGCAATGCATATTCCGCATTGCGTACAGCGCCGGGCTATCCGGGGTATTCAACGCGAATGTAAACGACTGGTGCTCAAACCAACTCGTCACGTTGCGCGGCCGTTCCGGCACGGAGACTTTCGTACAGGCCACTAACTACACAGGGAGCTATCAAAGCCCTCCGGCGACGCTCCTGTACACGGGTGGCACCGCGGGCGCAGGCGACGACTTGCTACTGCTTGGTGGCATCGACCCGAACAACTCCGATCCGTGGGCGTACACGGGTGGCACGTGCACCGCGGGCACCTTCACCGATCTGCCCGGCGTCCCGAACGGCCAAAACGCGCAGACACTCGCGCAGTATCTGCTGAATGTCTCAGCGGGCGCGACCGGCAACGCTTCGCTCACGGCAACTGGAACCCCAAGCTTCATCAGTGCAGATTTTGCTGCGGTGATGCTTGCCGCGTCGCCCTCTGGCGG